GTAAATTACCATCTTTAATAAGTTCATGGCCTAAATTTAATGATGCTTTTTGTGATGGATTAGAATGGAGAACTATCACCTTAGTTGGTGCTAGACCTGGTACAGGTAAAACACTTTTTATGGAACAATTAATCAGTGATATCATTATTATGAATCCTGAACAAAAGTTTAGAGTATTAAAGTTTCAAATGGAAATGGTTGATGAAACCAGTGGAGTAAGAAAATTCAGTTTACATACTGGCTCTGATTATAATACATTAATGAGCAAAGGAGAAAATCTAATTGACAAAGATATTTATCAAAAATGTTTAGATTATTATCATGATACAAAGTTTAATGATTCAATAAATGTTATTTATGATGCATGTACTATTGATGAAATGTGTGCTACTATTCATTATGAAATGGAAGTATTTAAAAATAAAGATGGTGTATATTCAAATATGCTAGTTGCTATAGACCATTCAGCTTTATTTAAGGTGGGAAGAGGGCAAAAAGATAAATTTGAAATGTTAGGTGCTTTAGGTGAAGCTTTAACATCTATGAAAAAAAAATATCCTATTGCATTTGTTGTACTTAGTCAATTAAATAGAAATATAGATGATCCTAAAAGACAAGAAGAAGGTTCTTATGGTAATTATATATTAGATTCTGATATTTACGGTTCTGATTCATTGTTACAACATGCAGATGTAGTTATGGGTATTAATAAACCATCAATAAGAAAAATTAGACAATATGGTCCTGAGAAATTTTTAATTGAAGATCCTGATACACTTGTGTTTCATTTTCTAAAATCTAGAAATGGAACTACAAGAATAAGTTTCTTTAAACTTGATAGAACTACTATGCGAATAGTAGAAATACCAACTCCAGCACAAGTAACCAAACAAAAAATACAAATAAATTAATACATATGAATAATTTTAGAAAAGATAGAGAAAGAGAATTCTTTACTCATCACATGCCAACATTTCAAAATATTGGTTTAACAGATCCATTTTTTACTATTAAAACTGCATTCTTCCAGAAAGGTAAATATGGAAGATATGTTCAATTCTTTGAATGGGAACTAAAAAAAGCTCAAGATATTTATGTTGAGTTTTATGACAATTTATCTGATTCTAATGGAAAAACTATTAATGTAATACCAATGTATAAAGATAGACCTTTATTTAAATTTAAGAATAATCCTTTTTATTCTGAAGAATATGAACAAAAAGAAAATTTAAATGATAAAGGTGAAACATATATGACATATATTATTCCTGTTAATGAATGCGTTATGGTTTTAAATTCTGGACAAGAAATTAATTATGCTCTTTATGAGAAAAGAAAGGAAGAAGCAGAATTAGAAGTACCACAATTGCAAACTTCATTAAGCATATTTCCTGATTTTGAACAAGATTATGGTAAAAAAGAAAATGTTGTTACAAGTGAAGAAGATGCACCATTATCAGAAATCACCATCAAAGATCTTGCAGCAATTATGTTAATGAAACCAGTTAGTAATAGATTATGGTTAAATGAACTAATCAAACAAACAAAAAGTGAATTATGAGTATAGTACTGCCAACAAGTAAAGTAAAAGCGGAAAGAGTAAATCCTAAAAGACTTATTATCTATTCCAAGCCTAAAACAGGTAAAACAACTGCATATGCAGGTTTAGAAGACAATCTGATTATTGATTTAGAAAATGGTTCTGATTACATTGAAGCACTTAAAGTAAAAGTTAGTAGTTTACAAGAATTATTGGATACAGGTAAAGCAATTAAAGCTGCTGGTAATCCATATAAATTTGTTACTATAGATACTGTAACTGCTTTAGAAGATATGATTATGCCACTTGCAGTAAAATTGTATAAAACCACGTCTAAACAAAATGGACCTATTAGTAGTAATATTAATAGCAAATCTCTCTAATTGCTGGAAAACCCATTGCATATTAAAATATATTTTATACCTTTACGGGTAAATATAAATATTATGAATGGACAATCAGCAGCAAAGGCTTATAAACCACAAAAAATGATTAAACCAGGTAGTATATATAATAAAGTTGAAGTGATTGGTTTTGCTATTGCAAAAAAATCAAGATCTTATTATAATACTAGATGTTTAGTCTGTGACAGGATGTCTATTAGAAGAAATGATCATATAAAAACAAACCCTAATTATTGTAAACATTGTAAAGATAGTTTATCAAGAACTATTAATACAGAATCTGTTATTAATACAATATATGGTGGATGTAAGAGTAATGCTAAAACAAGAAATTTAGTTTTTGATTTATCAAAAGAAAATTTTTTAAAAATAGTATCTCAAAATTGTTTTTATTGTAATCAAGAACCTATAGAATCTCAATTTTCTAAAAGTGCAAACAGATCTAATATTAAATTTTTACACAATGGTGTAGATAGATTAAATAGTAAAGTTGGTTATGTAATAGAAAATTGTGTACCCTGTTGTAGTATGTGTAATCTTATGAAAAATAAATTTTCAGTAGAAGATTTTATTAATAAGGTTAAACAGATTTATGTTTATAAGCAATGTTCAACGACTATGCCGGAAGGCAGTACACTACAAGCTAATGGTAGTGGAAATGGGAGAGGTCCAGAAATGGATCATGATATAGTCTGATCTATATGGTAACATATAGCAGTTCTTTAGAGAACGCAGTAAACTGTTGCGGGTTTATTGGAACACAAATGATGGGTAAAAATTTTGATGGAGATACAGTTGTAACTCTACCAAATGGTGCAGGATATTTATATATCCGTCAAGCATTCTTTCAAGTTTTAGATTTTATTGATACCTTAGCACCCACAATTATTTTATCAGGTCATATTAAAGACAAAGTGGTAGATGATAAAGGTGAAATGGTTATGTCTGCTAATATAGACTTAACTGGTAAAATTAAATCTTTAATTTGTGCAAATGCCGATGCTATTGGATACATGTACCGAAAAGGTAACAAAACTATTTTGTCTTTTAAGACAAGTGATGAAGTTACTTGTGGTGCAAGACCAGAGCATTTACGTAATGAAGAAATAGTAATTTCTGAAATGATTAATGGAACTCTAATAACGGATTGGAGTAAAGTATTTATTAACAACTAAAAATTTAAAAAATGAGTGAAGAAAACAAAGAAAAAACACCTAGTAAGTTAGATGGATGTATACAATTAACTGTAGTAATAGTATCTATTATTGCAATGATCATATGCTTTACAGTACTAATATAATTATAACAATTAAAAATAAAATAAAATGGGTTTAAGTACAGAAGATCTGGGCACCGGTGGAACTGGTTTACCAAAAACAATTAGTCCAGGTAACAGAGTGTTAAAAATTAATTATGTAGAGTTAGAAGAATTTAAATTCATTGCTGATTCATATCATTTAATGTTGCATATGGAGAGTGAACCAATTGAAGGTTTTGAAGGTTTTATGCTTGATAAAAATGATGAAACTAAAGGTCATTATGCAGGTCAAATTGGTAGAGTAAAAGCTTCTCAATATGCATATGCTGATGGTGAAACTAAAACAGGTATTAAGATTCAAAGAGATAAATCTATTTTAATCTTCTTACAGAATCTTTGTAAATCACTAGGTATTAATGACTGGATGGTACAACAGCATAATAAACATGCAACTATTCAAGATTTTGTTGAAGCATTCAATGTAACAGCACCAATCAAAGATAAATATTTAGAATTTTGTATTGCTGGTAAAGAGTATATGGGTAAAACAGGATATACTAATTATGATATGTGGTTGCCAAAATCAGAAAAAGGTAAGTATGCCTTTGGTGAAATTGAAGAAAATAAAGTTTTACAATATGATGAATCTAAACATCTTAAAAAACTTGAAGTTACCAATGTAAAAACATTTGGTGATGATGAAATTTTATCAAAGAAAACTACATCTAATGATTTTTCTCTAGACTAAGAAATAGTTAGGGGGAATCAATAGGGGTTCCCCCTAATTTTAAATTTTAGAATATGATTTCAACTAAAACAATAATTTCTGATCTAAATGATGTACCTAGAGAATGGGTATTTGAATACTACCTTAATCTTAGAGAAAGATTATCAGGTCAAAGCCTTAAAATTAAATCAATTTTTAATGCTATAGACTTAATTCCATCTATGTGTATCTATACAGATAACAAAGGATACTATAAGTTTAAAGATTTTTCTTCAGGCTATGGTGGTGATGGACTTAATCTTGTAATGTATTTGTATAACTTAGAAAGTAGAGGTAAAGCATCATTTAAAATAATAGATGATTATAATATTTATATTTCTAATAATACATATATTTCTATAGACTATAAACCACAAAATAAATTTATAGTTACTGATTATGAAATAAGACATTGGAATACACTAGATGAAACTTATTGGAAAAGTTTTAAACTTTCTTCCGGTATATTAGAAAAACATAATGTACATCCATTGTCATTTTATATTATGAATAAAAAAGATGATGAAGGACATATACTAGACACAGTAAATATCAAAACTAATTTTATCTATGGTTATTTTCGTGAAGATGGTACTTTGTACAAAATCTATACTCCAAAGAACAAAGACAATAAGTTCATTAAAGTACATGATTACATACAGGGCTCTGATCAGCTTGAATTTAAATCTAAGTATTTGATAATTACTTCTTCTCTAAAAGACTTAATGTGTTTTAAAAAATTGGGAATTAATGGTATTGAATCTATTTCTCCAGATAGTGAGAATAGTGTGATACCAGAAAATTTTATGAAACCTCTTCTACAGAAGTATCAAAAGATCATTGTATTGTTTGATAATGATGAGCCTGGAATAAAATCTGCTCAGAAATATAAAAGCAAATATGGTTTTGAGTATATAAATTTAGATATGTCTAAAGATTTATCAGATTCAATTAAAGATCATGGTATTGAAGCTGTAAGAGATAAGTTATTTCCATTATTAAAAAAAGTATTATGAGTTGGATTTACCAGGGTAAAAAGTTTACTGAAGCAAATATACCAGAAAATGGTATTGGATTTATTTATCACATGTCAGTGATATTAAATGGAAATACTTATGCCTATATTGGTAAAAAGAATTTCTTTTCAAATGTAAAAAAGAAACTTGGTAAAAAAGCTTTAGCATTAGTTACTGATAAAAGGTTAAAGAAATATAC